ATTAGATGATACAAAAATATCTTCTATAGCTGTGGGTAATACTAAATATTCCATTCTCTGAATAGATTTTGTTAATGATTCTAAATCATCATCAGGAAGAATAGGTACTTTCTTTTGAAGTATTATCTCTCCACCATCCAATTCTTCATTTACATAATGAACTGTACATCCTGTTTCTTTTTCTCCAGCATTCATTGCTTGCTCAACAGCATTTAATCCCTTGTACTTAGGAAGCAATGATGGATGCACATTAATTATAGGAGCAGGAAATAAAGAAGGATTCTTAATTACTCTCATATATCCAGCAAGGACTATAAGATCTACTCTCCATGCTCTAAAGAGTTCTATCACCTTTCCTTCATCTTTATGAGGTATTCTGACATGAGGGATTCCCCACTTTGCTGCTCTCTTAACAGCACCACATTGTTTTGTGTTGTGTATCATCAACACAACTTCATGTTTGTTACATATAGGATTTGTAACTATGTTCTCAAAGTTGGTTCCGTTGCCAGAACACATGACGCCAAGTCTCATAGTGGTGGGTACTCAGATTGAATTTGTTCTAAAGTTTTCTCTACTTTAAACTCTTCCATTAATCTTTGCACTTGTTTCTTATCTAATCCTGACAATTGTTCACAATTTTCTAAACACAAATAAATACATTCCCTATCTGAAATAGGTGGTTTCTTTGGCCATCCTTGATGATCAACATCACCACCAGCATTAGCCTCTAGATAGGAATAGTCTTTATTCATTCTTGAAACTCATCTAGAGTCCACATTGGTGCTTTTCTTGATTCAAATGAATCGCCATGAAACTCCTTTAATGCTTCTAACACAATCTCTTTTAGTTCTACTCTTTCTTCTTTATCCATTTAAGGGCCTCCCATGTTTATCAACTAAACTCATCTTCTGAACTTGTCCTAGATTAGATTTTTTAAATTTCTTTATTTTTTTATACTCCTTTATAATTTTATCTACCTCATCATTGGGAATTTTAACTTTAAATTCTTCATCAGGATTCTTAACGAAACCACCAAATCCTTTTTGATCAGTAGCTTCTGTAGAAGAATCAACATATTCATTTATAGTTTCTTGAATCTCATCTCTAATGATGGAGTTCACTTGATCCCTAAGTTCATCACTCATTTTCTCTTCCTCTTCACTTTCTTTTCAGGTTTTATTGGTTGTTTATTCCACAAAGAAGGTTTCACATTACCCTCAGCCCAATCTATTTTCTGCAACCCTTCCTTATACTTGTCCCAATATTCATCAAATACATCTGACTTACCATCAGCCATCACCACATCATATGTGATCTTATCTTCTACAACATAAGTGACAAGATAAGCATTGCGTGGCAATGTCTTATCACTTGCAGCTGACTTCTCACACTTTTCATGAATAATATTACAAGACATTATGATCTTCCTCCCCATTGAATGTCTGGAAATGCCTCCTCTACTACATCTATATCAATGTCATAAAGGTCTTCTAACCCCTTATCCTTTACTGCTATTACAATCTCAGCTTCTTTAGGATGAAGTCCCTCTAGTAACTGAATAAAGATAGTCTCCCTTCTAATTGTAGACAGAGTATCATTACCACCCTTAACAAACATATAAAGATTTTTCTGCTCTCTACGTAAAGATGAATGGTCTGTGCCTAATGGATTTTCATTTGGTTTATATGGAACATTACCTTGAGGAAGCAAAGAGATAACAGAGTCATCAAAGTTCCAAATAAATATACTCTTCAATGCAACACACTCATACTCTTGAAGAACAGCTACCTTTTTAGCATGGGTCTTCTGTTCAGATACTAACTCTAATATCTCATTCATGAATGGATTAGATGGTAGTTTCTTTACTGCTGGTGTTTTACGAGGCTTTCTTGTTTTCCTTTCCTTCTTGGGTGGTTCAGGATTCTCAAGATTCGCTGTCGTCATCATCGTTGATTTCTGTTTCATGATTGTTTTCAATTCTTAAAGCTAAAATTTCATCAGGAATAATGTTCCCATTTGAGTCAAACATCTCTGGATGAGAGTAGACCATTTGAGGAGTTGTTTCATATGAATGTTGTCTTGCCATCCATCCTATCATACCTCCAACCAGTAGTGTAATAATAGACACTAGTGTCATAAGTGTCAATGTTACTATTAACAATTCAGACATGGCACTCCTCCAGTGAGTTTATTTTTTTCTAATATCCAAGTAAAAATTAAAATGAAAAACAAGTTCCCTATTCCAGATAGCAATCAGATTTCCAAACTTTACTTGAAGTGTTTTGGGTTTTTCTGGTGTTTCTTTCTTCCTCCTTAATAATAATTCAACACCCCTGTTAATTTCAGGTTTGTCATTATTTAGAGACTTTTTTTCTTCTTCCTGGTTTTCTGTCACTACTATACCTCCATGCATCTTCCAATATGCTGTACAGATAATTTTTTATCTTTCTTGCTTGAGGTTTTGGTATGTGACCATATGCTTCACGCAATTGTTTATGATCATTATCAGCACCTCCCTTAATGTATCCTTCTAATTCTAATACCTGTTCTGATATTTCAGCAGCAGTAGAACTTTCAATAAAGGAATCCACCTCGTATTTTTTTGTTTTACGATATTTTAAAAAATCGTAAAACTTTAATTGCATCTTACCATCAAACGCAAGTTCAATGGCATGCTCAATCATATCATATACAGTTTCAAAATCGTCTTTCATTAGACTAAGTTTTTCTCCTTTAAATACTGAACTGTTTCTGTGCATCCACCTAGATTGGTAGAATCTAATACTACTTGAGGAAATGTAGATCCATTTCCAAACTGACCATAAAAACTTTCTCTGTCAAAGTCTTCATCAAGTTTGTAAACTCTATGGTTTAATCCTGCTAATTGTAACACCTGAACTACCTTAGTGCAATAAGGACATCCATCTTTAGAGTAGACTGTGAAGTTATTCATTATTTTCTTTTGATTTGTTTTTGATAATAATTCTATCATTTTTATAATCAGGAACAAACTCTAGTACATCATGATGACCCCACATGAGTTCCTCATATAATGAATTGAGTCTTGCCATATCTTCATAGAGATCATTAACATGACCCTCTACAGGCCAATGATGCTCTTCTGGTTCCAAATCTCCGTGCATGTGTTCTCCTTGAACAGTTTTTATTTAGTGTCCATAAAAAATGGAGGGACTATTAATCCCTCCATATCCTAACAAATATTCAGTTTTAAATCAAGCTTAACCTATGGAAGGAGCAACAAGTGCAACTTCTGTTTCTGCAGCAGATGCTAGGTCAAGTGGGAAGTTGTGAGCATTTCTTTCATGCATTACTTCCATACCAAGGTTTGCTCTGTTAAGAACATCTCCCCATGTAGGAACCACTTTACCAGATGTGTCTACCACTGACTGGTTGAAGTTGAAACCATTGAGGTTGAATGCCATTGTGCAGATACCCATTGAGGTTAACCATACACAGATAACAGGCCATGATGCAAGGAAGAAGTGAAGACTTCTTGAGTTGTTGAATGATGCATACTGGAAGATAAGTCTACCAAAGTATCCATGAGCAGCAACAATGTTATAAGTTTCTTCTTCTTGTCCAAACTTATAACCATAGTTCTGAGAATCTAGTCCAGTTGTTTCTCTGATTAGAGAAGATGTAACTAGTGAACCATGCATAGCACTGAAGAGTGCTCCACCAAACATACCAGCAACACCAGCCATATGGAATGGATGCATGAGGATGTTATGTTCTGCTTGGAATACAAACATGAAGTTGAATGTACCTGAGATACCTAGAGGCATACCATCAGAGAATGAACCCTGACCAAATGGATACACAAGGAACACAGCAAATGCTGCAGATACAGGTGCAGAGTATGCAACACAGATCCAAGGTCTCATACCTAGTCTGTATGAAAGCTCCCACTGTCTGCCCATGTATGCAGAAATTCCAATAAGGAAGTGGAAGATAACCAACTGATAAGGACCACCATTATAGAGCCACTCATCTAAGTTAGCAGCTTCCCATATAGGGTAGAAGTGAAGTCCAATAGCATTGGAAGATGGAACTACAGCACCAGAGATGATGTTGTTTCCATACATGAATGAACCAGCAACTGGTTCTCTGATTCCATCAATGTCCACAGGTGGAGCAGCGATGAAAGCAAGGATAAAGCAAGTGGTAGCAGCAAGCAAGCATGGGATCATTAGAACACCAAACCAACCAACATAGATTCTGTTGTTTGTGCTTGTTACCCACTCACAGAACTCAGACCATCCAGTAAGGAGTCCTTGTTCTCTAGTTTTTTGAAGAGTTGTCATGAGTACAACAAAGTTTTAATAGGGCTCAAAGGGTAAGAGCGATATTAATATTTCCACCAATCCCTTCACTGGTGGACAAAAAGACGTATTTTACTTCCTCAGTCTTGGTTAGTAGGAAGATTTGGTGAGGATTTGCTCACCTCATGTTATTTAGTATAAAGAAATATTAAGCATTTGTCAAGACCCCTGTGCCACCTTCATCATCGTCATCATCCTCTAGTTCATTTTTTAATTTACTAATTCTTTCTTGCAGTTCATTATAATCCTCTATGTCACAACTCTTTGTTTCAAAGGTAACACCCATCAATTCTTCACCAGGTTCTACATCTATCATCTCTGGATGTATTCTTTTGGTTACTTGCTTAGTCCAATAGTTAGCGTTGTATTCTTGAATAGGTTTGGATGACCAACCTTTTACAATGAATCTTATTGTCAATATTAGAAGAGCAAACCAAGATGCTGTAAAGATAAAGTCTGTAATTGGATTCATCTTCTGAATATTCTTTCTATTGGTACTTGTCTTATTTTATCTATAACATCTGTCTCCACTCTGTCAGCAACCCTATCAATAATATTTACGTCAAGGTGCATGAAAGGAGGAATGATTCCTAAAATTCTAAGAAGACCATCTACAAATAGTGCAAGACAAGTAAACCCAAGAATCATACTGATGATAGTTGCTTCTCTATTATGTTTTGCCATAGAAGCTTCATCAATTCTGCGTGCTTCATCTACAGCAAAAGCGATCATAGAATCTACTTCTGCTTTTGTGTAGCAGATCTTAGTGATAGTTTCTTCTGTCATTAAGAATACTTATACAGGTTTATCATAACACATGTCTTT